AACTGGAACGATGAGGCAACCTGGGCAAAGGCGAATCCTAACTACGGTATTTCTGTTTATGCGCACGATTTAAGACGGAAAGCCAAAAAGGCAGCGGAGATGCCGTCAGCCCTGAATGCTTTCCTACGCAAGCACCTGGATATCTGGACACAGTCCGAAACTGCCTGGCTGACACATGAGCTTTGGGAAGCATGCTCGATGCCGGTTGATCCTGATGGATTGAAGGGGCGGATTTGTTATGGCGGGTTGGATCTATCTACTAATATAGATGTGACGGCTTTTGTGATGGTGTTTCCGCCGGAGACAGAGGCGGATCAGTTCAAGGTGCTATGCCGATTCTTTATTCCGCAAGATAGTATCGAGGCGCGTGTGAGGCGAGATCGAGTCCCTTATGATGTGTGGGTGCGACAGGGGTTCATCATGGCTACACCGGGTAACAGGATTGATCTAAAATTTGTTGTTGACCAGATCGATCAAGATGCCACCACCTATGACTTGATGCAAATAGCTTATGACCGTTGGGGTGCTGCGCAAGTTGTAGCCGATCTCCAGGAGCTGGGGTATGATGAGGAGCCTGGCGATGACGATGAGCAGATTGCTCGCTGCTTGGTACGATTCGGCCAAGGGTATGCTTCTATGTCCTCTCCGGCAAAAGAGCTTGAGCGGCTTGTCTTGGGGCGAGAGATAGCACATGGCGGCAATCCGGTGTTGTCCTGGATGATGTCAAATGTTATAATGAGTGAAGACCCTGCCGGTAACATTAAACCTGACAAGAAAAAAAGCACAGAAAAAATTGATGGTGTGGTGGCATTGCTTATGGCGCTTGATCGAGCTATTAGACATAATAATGATCCATCGGTTTATGAAGGACGAGGGATTTTGTTTTTATAATTAATTAAAGAAAGGATCAATTATGAAATTGTTTAGTGGGAAAAATATAGGTATTATTAGAGGATTTTTAATGATCAAAAGAACTTGCAAATGGAACGCTTGGGTTAGAGATTTTACAGCAAAAATCGGATAGGCGAGGGATTTTGTTTCTATGATTAAACCTGACCTTAATGTTAGTGATAAGACGGTAACTGTGGGCGCTTATACTTATGGCGTTCCAACAGTTTTATTCTGGAAAGAAACAAGCCACTTAAAGATCGGCAAGTTCTGTTGTATTTCTGAGAAAGTCGAAATTTTTTTAGGAGGCGAACACTGGCATAATTTTATAACATCATTTCCGTTGCACCATTGCCTTTGCGGCAATGCTTTAAAACCAGCGAATACAAAAGGGGATGTTATAATCGGCAATGATGTCTGGATCGGCAGAGGAGTGACGATCTTGTCAGGTGTTACAATTGGAGACGGTGCGGTGATCGGTGCGCGGGCAGTTGTAGCTAAAAATATTTTACCGTATGCCGTAGTTGTTGGTAATCCGGCCAGATGTGTTAGATTTCGTTTTACGGATGAACAGATCGCGGAACTTTTAAAAATCAAATGGTGGGATTGGGATTACGAGAAGATCGGTGAGTATGCCCCATTGTTGGAGAGTGGCGATATAAATGAATTTATTAAGAGGGCCAAAAAATGATTGCACTTGATAATATGTTTGAAATGGCTTGTCAAGATGCCCGCTCTGATATCAATGAACACCTACCAACTTTATTGAAGTATGGGAAGTTGGTGGATCGTATAACGGAGTTCGGTGTAAGGGGCGGTTGTTCAACTCTTGCCTGGTGGCATTCTGCTCCGGAGTCATTGAGGTGTTATGATCTTGTCATGTGTGAAGTCCATGATTTCTTAATGCTTCATATATCGAATTCTGATAAACTTGATTATAAATTTTTTCAAGCGAATGTTTTAGAAGTAGCGATTGAGGAAACCGATTTACTTTTTATCGACACTTATCATACTTATGGCCAGTTGACGAAGGAGTTGGAGCTGCATGGTAATAAGTCTTGGAAGTATTTGATATTTCATGACACTGTTACCTTTGGTGAGCGGGGAGAGGATTATAAGCACCCTGGTATTATTGCTGCCATTAATGAATTTTTATGGAAGAATCAGCATTGGTCGATCAAAGAAGTATTTACGAATAACAACGGTTTGATTGTACTACAAAGAGGATAATAGTTAATGGCTCATCCGGTACAGATAGAATGGTGCAAGCAAATTAAGAAACTTCACCCGAATTATTTTAAGAATAAACGAGTGCTGGATATTGGGTCATTAGATATCAATGGTAACAATCGATATTTATTTGAGGGCTGTGAGTATATTGGTCTTGATGTGGTGCCAGGACCGAATGTAGATGTCGTGAGCATTGCGCATATGTATAAGCCTTCCGCACCTTTTGACGTTGTCTTATCAACGAATTCGTTGGAGCACGATCTACACTGGCGACAGACACTATGCGCAATGCTTACCTTTTTAAAACCCGTTGGGCTTTTGTTTTTTTCAGTCGCTAGTGCTTGGGGAGAACACGGTACAAAAAGAACTACTCCTGATCAGTCTGGTACTTCAGAGATGGGTCCTGAATGGGAAAACTACTATCGGAATTTTTGTGAGATGGATCTTTATAAAAATTTAGACTGGAATCAATTTTTTAGATACGGTGTATCGACTTTTGAAAGGGACCTGCGATTCTGGGCGATTAAAAAGGCTAATTGCTTATGAGCAAATATAGCATCTCTGAAAAAATGCAATTGGCCGTATGGTACGTTGCAAATAAGATAAAAAGGAATTTGAGTTTATCCGATCCGAAAGCCTGGAACTCTGCTCTTTGGAATTTGTATGGTGCAAACCAAACTGAGTCTGGCGTGAGTGTGGACGAGCATTCAGCTTTGAATCTTTCGGCAGTCTATGCGGCGATCAATATCATATCAGGTGATATTTCAACTTTGCCACTGGGGCTTTTTAAGACAGTTAAAGATAAGCGGAAACGAATCACCGATCATCCCAGCTTACAGGTTTTGACTTATCGAGCAAACCCCTTGATGTCCGCTATAAATGTGAGAAGGACATTGACGGCTCATATGCTTTCGTGGGGTAATATGTATGCAGAGATTGTGCGGGATGGGATGAACAATATAGTCGAGCTTTGGCCGTTGACCCCTGATCGTGTAACTCCGCAATGGCGAAGTGGGACAATTGTATATGAGATCAATCGCGGAACTTCTAATCCAGTTATTATTCCCAGAGAAAATATTCTCCATATATCTGGATTGGGATATAATGGGATTACTGGTTATTCGGTTATCAGTAAAGCTGCGGAATCGATTGGCTTGTCTTTGGCATCTGAAAAGTTTGGTGCGAGATACTTTGGTTCTAACACCAACATGGGCGGTGCTATTAAGTATCCGCGAGCATTGGGGCCAGACGCACAAAAGAATCTTGCTGCATCTCTCAGTGGCTTCACAGGAAGTGATAAATCACATCGCTGGATGATCCTTGAGCAAGGGATGGAAATTGAGAAGTTAGGATTTAGTCCTGACGATTCCCAATTCCTACAGACTCGGCAATTTCAAGTTCCTGAGATTGCAAGATGGTTTAATATGCCACCACACAAGTTGAAAGATTTGACTCGTTCGACTTTCTCTAACATTGAGGAGCAGGAAACGGAATATGTCGTATCGTGCTTAGTGCCGTTGCTGACGATAAAAGAGCATAACTATAATATCCAACTGCTGACTGAGAAGGAACACCGTCTTGGGTATTACTTCAAGCATAACGTTAAGGGTTTGTTGAGAGGCTCTTCTGCTGCACGAGCCGAATACTATACCAAGCGGTTTTATCTTGGCACTATTACTCCTAATGAGATTAGAGCGTTCGAAGATGAAGACCCGTTGGATACTGAGTATGCAGACAAGACGTACATACAAATGAACCTAATTCCCTTGGAAGACATTGATAAAGAGCCTCCGGCACCTGTTATTCAAAATATTCCGAATGAGCAACCGAACGAGGAAGAAGAACCTGAAGAAGAAGGTGAAGGCGAAGAGACCGATGGGCGTAGTTATTGGAGAAAGATATTAGACCACGATATGGTTCATGTAAAGCTAATTGAGTATAGGAGCGTGGTCGGTAGAGATAAGATTTCTGCACGTTATTATTCTTTGATACGAGATGCCGCTGAGCGGGTTATTTTAAAAGAAGCCAAAGCAATAAGTAAAAATATTTCTAATGGGAAAACTTGGCTTGAGAATTTTTATAAACACATGCCGGAATATATTCGTAAACAGATGGGCGGGGTGTTATCTTCGTTTCAAGAGACGATAATTGATCAAGCTGCTGGAGAAATAGGTGTTGATGTAGAAAAAATAACAGTAGAATCGAAGGAATGGGTTAATAGTTATTTTGATACCTATGTAAAACGTCATATAGGACGCTCAACAGGGCAAATAATTACATTGATGGATGAGGAAGACAGTTCGGATTTGGTCACTCAGCGTATGGATGAATGGATGGAGAAGCGGCCTGAAAAAATAGCTATTGAGGAAAGTGTCAGGGGTGCTAATGCCGCTGCTCAATTTGTTTTTTGGTCAGGTGGTTTTTCTTCTGTCTGGCGTAATCGTGGAGCAAAGACTTGCCCGTATTGTCAGGCGTTGAATGGACGCAAAGTAAAAAGTGGGCAAATGATATTCTCAGGTGGTGAGGAGTTCGAACCAAAAGGTGCTAAGAATGGGCCGATGAAAATGAGTGGTGGTATATCTCATCCGCCTCTTCATCAAGGGTGTGATTGCTACATTTCGCACGGATAAAGCTATATTTAATGAAATAAACCAAACAAAGGGGCAAAGATTATGAAAAAAGCAAGAGCAAAAATTGATTTAAAATTATTCAGGCAAATTTTGAAACTTCCGTACAACGTCGAGTTGGAAGCTGTGGATTATAAATTTGGAGACGAGAGGTTGACGATTGTTTTATCTGGCGACCCACTACCAATTGAGCCGCTGGAAGAAGGTGACCGCATTCCGTTGATAAGCTATGACCCTCGGTCAACCTGGACGGTTGCAGGGATGTCATTATTAGATGATCCGTATCCTGATGAAGATGAGCCGGAGCCTGTTGATGAATCAAACGTGATACCTGATGCTTCCTTAGTAATCAAAGACGAAGAGCCAGAAGAAGAAGAACAGGTTGAAGTTGTTGAGGAAATAGAAATAAAACCTAAAAAGGATTCTAATTATGGAAAAAAACGTAGAAACACTAAAAAAAGCACGGGAGACTCGGGTATTTCAGTTTGAAAAGCTGAATGTCGAGGAGCGGGCTGATGGATTAGGACCAAAGATCACTGGCTATGCAGCAGTTTTCAATAAGTGGTCTGAAGACTTGGGCGGCTTCAGAGAACAAATCAAACGAGGTGCATTTGCAAAAGCCATAGGCAAGTCAGATGTCCGTGGACTTTTTAATCATGACAGCAACTATGTCCTTGGTCGTCAGTCGAATGGAACCTTGACTATTAAGGAAGATAAGAATGGATTGTGGATGGAGATCGACCCACCTGATACTCAGATAATCCGCGACTTGGTTCTCGCTCCTATTAAGCGAGGCGATATTAAAGAGCAGTCATTTGCTTTTATTGTTGCGAAGGGTGGCGACGAATGGAAGAATCTTCATGGTGAAAAGCCAGATGAACCGGCAACCCGAACAATTACTGAGGTAGATGAGCTATTTGATGTAAGCCCGGTGACATATCCTGCTTATCCGGACACTTCAGTGGCATTAAGAAGCATGGATAAGGCAAAAGAAAGCGTATTTAAACCAGCGACTGAATCTGATATTTTGAACGGAAGTCTTATTGAGTTTTTAAATGCAGAAACTCCTGATGTAAGCACTGCCGCAGCAATCAGGATGATCGAGACATTGCTACCGAAATTATCAGATGAGCAAAGATCTGAATTGATGAAACCTGTCGAGCCTATGCAAGACGGTGAAGTAATAGAGGACGAGCCTACGCAAGTCCAACCCGGCGATCCTACGAAAGCCGAACCAGAGACTAGGGAATTGTTAGATAAATTTAACGAGAAATTTAATAAAGTGAAAACGGAGTTTAAACTATGAAAACCATAACCCAGTACAAAGAAGAAATAAATTTGATGGTTGACTCGATTGGTCAGATTCGTGACCTGGCAGTCAATGAAAATCGGGATCTTTCGATCAGTGAAGCTAATAAACTGGATGAGATCCTTGACGAAATTGAAATGATCGAAAGATTGATTCAAACCGAAGATAGAACTCAGAATAAACTTCATCGACTGAGCCTGCCGGGAAAACCGTTGACCACACCCGAAGATGGTGATG